TACCAGAAGGTATCAGTGCACCATTAGCAACACTACCTGCTATTCCGCCATTATAAAATGCAATAGAACCAACTGGTGCGGCAGCTATATTATCAAAAGTTGCAGCAGTACCATATCCTGCACTTGTTGCGGTTACAATAAATTCTTTCATATTTATATTATTATATTAATTATTAAATTAAGCAATAACTGCATTTACACCTTCACATAACCATTCTGTAGCACTTATAGCTAAACAGAATACAGCATTTAATGCACCAGCAGCAGATGCAGGTACAGTTATAACAGCAGGAGTACCTGCTATACCATTTATAGTAATAGTATTAGCACTACCTATAACACTTAAAGTATTAGCTGAAGTACCTTTATTAATTATAAGTAATTGTGCACCTTGCACAGGAGTAGGTAAAGTTACTTTACCTGCAATAGTATTAGTTACATAGGCAACATTTACACCTGCTGCAATAATACCAGTTGTAGCACCACCACTTGTGGCAGTATAACTCGCACTAGTCGTTCCTACATTAGGAAGATTAGATTTAAAAAGACTCATTAAGTTCATATCTTATTCTTTTTTAATATTATCATTAATAACTTCTTTATAATTTTGACTAGCAAGATTAGCCTTAGCTATTTCAACAGCTATATCAACAATCTCATCAGCTTGACTTAATTCACAACCTTGATTAGTCTTTATATTAATTAATTTAGGTTTTCTAATATAGGTTATAGATGCACTTGTAATAGCAATAGTATTATTCTCATACAAATACAAGGAACTATTATCTAAAGTACATAATGGACTTTCCTGTAAGTTCTTTGTAAAGTAATAATCTAGCATCATACTATCAATACTACTAGATGATTCTAAGGAATTAGGAGCAGACATATTAGCAATTACTTTTGTTAAATCATAACTAATTAATGTACTCAAATCTTGTATATCATAGTTAATTCCACTACTTGAAGCACCAACTAAACTAAAACTAGTAGATGGTACTCTATTAAGTATCATAAAATAGTTATAACTACCAATTGTAGTATAAAATAGTTCTATATTTCCATTTAAATTATTATAAGTATCTAAACAAATATTTATAGTCTCAAATACATTATCTGTATTTAAACTAGTAAATTCATATGTAGATAAATCTATAATATTAGTTGTAACTACACTACCATTATTATAACTTAATGCAATATAAAAATTATTAAATACTCCAGTCTCAGGAAGTATAGGTATTGCAATATATTGTGCAATACCTGTACTAGCTAAAACTTTATTTAAATAATTACAATTATATTTTAGAAAACTTCTACTATTAATAAGATGATAATAATCAAAAGGTAAAGGTAATAAAACTCTATCTATACCATTATAACTATTAAAATCACTATCAATATAAGTAGGAGCACTAAAACTATTTTTTAATTCTCTTAAATCATCATATCTTTTTTGTGTATCTTCAAAGCCTTCTTTTTTAACATTTAGTTTCCTACTACAACGAACATCTATAAATTGATACATAGCTCTATTTAGAAGCATATCTTTCTCCTCTGGCATTATAACTCTCTCACGATTGCTATTAAGCCATTGAGCCTTTATATCAAAAGCTATATGAAGTTCTTTTGCAGTAAGATACATAATTATTTATTTAAAGCTTTAAATTTAACTCTATATTCAGAAACCTTAGCTTGCTTAGTATCTAATGAAAAATAGGTTATAACCTCATTTATACTATGACCTAATATTAATTCAGGGTCAGAAGCATCAGTTATAATCTCAGTATTAGGAGTTCTCCTAAGTATATTAGCATTTATAAGTTTATTAATCTCAGCTTTTATAATCAAATTCTTATCATCAACTGTTTCAATAAACTTAGTTGCATCTTCTTTAGATAAATTTTTAAGCAAGATATGCTTATCATCAACACTCATTCCTTTAATATCATGTCCTAAAGCTAATATTACATTATCTACTTTCTCTTCTTTAGATATAAGTTCTATATATTTTGCTAAGGACTTATCTTCTAATTTAGAAGCTTCTCTTCTAGTAGATTCTATTTCACCTTTAGAATACAAATAAAAAGCTATTCTAGGACTCTTATCAACATCTTCAATCTTATTAGCAACTAAAGAATAATTTAAGCAATATCTCCAAAGTAAATAGTTAGGTATATTAATAGGAGTTGCATAAAGATATTTCTTATTTTCAGGTATAATTTGTTTACCATCTTTACTATCTTTAAGAACTTTCATCAGAGATTTATCATCAACTATACTTTTAAATTCAAGAGCTAAACGAGTTATTTCTTCTCTTTTTTCTCTATCATTAAAATCATAAATGAATCCAACTTCTAATTCCATACCTTCTTCTTCAATTTCTACTCTTAGAGAATCCCAATAATCTTTAACTACATCATCCCAGCCAGAGGATATTGATTTTGGGTCTTTACCTAAAATAGTAGGCATAAGTACTTTCATTTCATCTCCATTGATAATCATCTTGTTAACAGCACCAATAGTACTACCTATTTTTCTAGTACTCTCATCTAAACCAGATACTGTACCACTTACAGTATCTGGATTATCATGCTGTAGCTTAATATTTGAAAGCATAAAACTAGAGATGTTCTTACGCCTCATTATATATATTATATTACTATCTTTTATCATTTTATTATCTTTATAAGTTATAACTCTTTTATAGATTAATTAGTATTTTAATTTATCTTAGTTCATTAACATTTCTGCCATATAAGATGTAGTCCAGTTGTACATATTAATACCCATAGAAGTCATTACTTCATAAGTAGCAATATCTTTTCTATCAGATAACTGGTCTCCATTTCTAGCAATAGCAGCCCATTCAGCAGGTAAATTGGTTAAACCTTTATAAACACCTGTTAATAGTTCTCTACCTTCTTCACATACTAAGGTTACATTTCTTTCTCCACCATCTGTCATAGAATGGTCTAGAAATACAAATGTATAAGATGATAATGGAAGTCCACCAACCATCCTACCATTCTTTCTATCACTTTCTGCTAACAAACCTTGATTAAAGAAATTAGTTTCTGTAACACTAAGTAAATATCCATCAACTGTACGATAATGTCTAAAATAATTACCATAAGTTAAATATTGTCCTTCTTTAGAAACAGATTCAATTTCCTGTTTCCCCATTGGTGTAAAATAACCTTTAGCAAAGGCATCAGTTTTCATTGCATTATCAAACTGTCGCATACCACCTGCACCTGTATAAAGGATTATTTCCATAGGTGTTCTATCAACCCTATTAGTAAATATATTAGTTATGATAGAATCCCACATACTCCTTGTTAAAGTTGAGTATGTATTATATTGTCCAGTACTTTTAAGTATTTCAAATATACCAGCACCTTTAGGAATAGGTTTTCCAGTTACTTCATCTTTTAAAGTAATCTGACCATTATTATCTCTATTGTATACAGATGTCCATAAATCAGTTTCAATATCAAGTCTCCTATCAATTTCAAATAGTTTCATTTCAAAAGGCATCCATAAATTAGTCTTACCTCCACCTTCTAAATCAAATTCAAATTTAGTAGCTTTATGAGCAATATTACCAGATATAACTTTAGAGAATCTCTGGAAACCAAACTGATTAGTCATCTTAGCTGGCCCCATAGAGTTACTTCTATTACCATCACTAAATGATGCAGCAACAGAAGGAGCAGCCATAGTCCAGTAACAACCAGGTGTAAAATTATTTAAACTTACATATTCAGCATGATTACCTCCAACAATAACAAATGTATATAAATACATTCCATTAGCTTGTTTAGTAGGTTCACCTTGAATACGAAGCAAATGTTGTCTATCAGCAGTCATAGCACCATGCTGTCCAATAAACCAGTTATCTTGCATATAAACTTGGAAAGGACTAAATCCTAATCCAGGTTTAGCAAGACCTGTATTGTATAAAGCATATACTTGAGAAGTATGTTTCATTCTTCCCATTATATCCCATACATATTGGGTATCATTAAGTGCTTTAGGTTTCATAGGTTTAAGTAAACCTTGACCTTCTGTAGAACTTAATAAAGGAAACATATTAGAATCCTTACCCCAAAGGTATGTTAAATTCTTACTTAACTGTACTGGTTCAAGAAATTTATATTTATACATAATATCTTGGTCAGTATAGCCACTACTATCATAAGTAGCTGTATATAGTTCACGCATATTATTTCAGTTTTAAATTAGTTATTTAACAGGTAATAGAATCTTACCAGTATTAGTATTAACATTAGGTCTAGCACTATTACTAGTTTGAGATTTCAATACCCGAATTTTCTTAACTTCACTATTGAGTATTTGTTCTTCAATAAATTGAGTTAAATCACCTTTAGTAAACCTTCTATAAGAATCAAACATATCATTATCAATATTCTGACCAGTCTTTACTAAATTAATCTTCTCCATATATAAATCATACTGATTGTGAGTCATCGTATTGTTAACACCATCAATATTATATATAAGAGGTTTAGAAATATAGTCCATATAATCATTGCTAGATTTCATAACAGGTTTACCATTCTCTATTATTTTTATTGTCTTAGGTATCGTATAAGTTTTATTCCCTATATTAAGCTTACCGCTATCTAACTTAGCTTTTACAGAAAGCCAATACTGTTTCTCAGTATCAAGGTCTCTAAGTCTTATATCATCAAGTTGTTTCTGTTGTCTTGTACGTAATTCAGTTTCTTTTCCTACAAGATAATCTTTAGCTGCTATAGCACCTTCAAATAGTTTATTATCAGCAGTCAAATAATTAAGATATGTATTAGCTTGTTCTTTACTATCCCCTTTAGCAAGTCTTTCTTCAATTATAATATAACCTAATTGGTCTTTATTATTCTTATCTAATACAATACTATCATAAGAGGTTTGTTTATTAAACCCTTCAAGATTACCATTATTAATAACAAGATGATTAATAACATCTTGTAATATAGGATAAGCTTGTATTAACTTATTTTGTTCATCTTTAGCATATTGTTCCCCAAGTATCGTAGCAGTGTCAAGAGTATATTTTGTTAGACCTTCTTTTGTATTCTCATAAACTAGAGGAACTCCATTATTATCCATTGGAGTAACTCCTGTTAATTTCTGTAATTCTTCTATAGATAATTCATCATCAGAAGTAACAGGTACTTCATCCAATGTAGATAGTTCACTTTTTGTTTTAAATATAGAACCATCACTATTAAGAGCATTACCATCTTTATCTAATTTATAAGTTATTTCTTTATTTTCTGCATCAAGTATTATTACTGATTCTTCATTAGTAACAACTGGTTGTGCAGCAATAGTTTTTAGTTGTTCAAGTTCAACTTTAGTCTTTATAACAACACCTTTATCATCAATAGCATTTCCTTCTGTATTAACTTTAAAAGTATCTTTACCAATAACTAAATCTGTGGTTATATTAGTTTTATCTCCTTCTGTAGGAGTTATAACTGTATTTTCTTTACCTTCATTACCAATAGGTAATACTATTTTTTTAACTTCTTCTGGCATATTATTATTTATTATCTGTTATTAAATCAGTTAGTTTGCAAAGATAAGTATAATATCCTTTGTTTGACAGTCTATTCATTATACTTATAAACAATTTTATAAACAATTCCTGTGATAACATATATAATGTAATCTTGTTACAATGCAAATTAGTCTTGACTTACAGGAACTTTATCTACTTTCTTTTCATTAATTCTATGCTTCTCATTTACATCATGCTCTTTTAGAGCTAACTCCCTTTTTTGTAACTCTAATTTATCTTCTTCAAGTTTTACATATTTATCTAAATCTTCTTTGCCCTCACCATCTTTACTAGATGATATAGCTTTTATCATTTCTCTATCTTTAGCTCCAGCTTCTTTAATATTAGCTAATTCAATCTTATTTTCAAGTGTGGCTTTTAATCTTTCATCTTCATGCTGTTGAGATACTTCTTCTTTTTGAGTATCTTTATCTTTCATACTAGATTCAAATTCTCTAGTAGTCTTTTCATATTCATCTAATATCTTACATAATTCAGGGATATTATCAATAGCTATTATTTTAGCAGCTAATCCAGTTCTATCATTCTGTGCAGCAGCAAAAGCAATCTTAGATAATTGTTCAAGTTTCTCATTATCTAATTTACTATTAGTAACATATACTCCCCAATTAGTATCATAATCTTCACCAGGTTCTATTTTAACAAATGTAGTATCATGTAAAATTTTATCTATATAACTACCTGCTGTACCATCTATCCATGCTACTTTACTCCATTCTAAATCAGCTTGATGTTCTCTACGTAATGCTTCATTAAATACATATATCATTAATGCACTACCTAATCTAGCCATTGCTAAATTCTGTTGATTAGTTGTAGCAGTTCCACTGGCAGGTGCTTCACCAACTCTAGCATCGCTCATATGAGATATCTCTTGAGCCTCAGCTTTAATTTGTGCTTTAAAGTTAGTCAATGCAGCTACGAATCTTTCTATTGACTGAGCTTGTGTAACACCTATTTCTCTTACACCTTGAGCTATTGTATTAAAATCAACCTCACTATCATCATAAACTAATGAATTATCAGCAAGCATTTGAGTCCATTTATCAACTATAGTTCCTGCTGCATCGTCATTAAGTAGCATTTTAGGAATAAGTATTATAGCAGCTTTAAATTTAGCTATAGTTCTTTCAATATGAAGTGTCATAATCCTATATAATACTAAATAAGGTATAAGTCTATGAGGTATAGGATTAATAGCCATACCATTCATTATACCTTTTTTACCTCCAAAAGGACTTTTGCAAATACTCTTATTATTAGGGTCTCTACGTTGTACTAAACATGGTTGAGGTTTAGTATATACTCCTGCTCTATCATCACCAAATCTCTTTTGTATATAGAACTCATTAATCCATTCTTCTTCAATCTTAATATCTCCTAGTTCAGGATTAAGTATATAAGTTTCATCTACAGTCTTAGTTGTTATCTCACCCATTGCATTTAAATAGGTGAGTATCTTAATTAGTTTCTCAGTTTTATAACAAGCAATATATCTAGTTATAAGTCTATTATTATCTATTAAATCAAATTCAGTCTTGCCTTCAATTCTATTACCCATAAACTTTTCAAAAGATTCTCCATATCTAGTATGTAATAAAGATATAGGAACTGTAATTGGGCCATCTACATTACCTCTAGTAATAAGACTATCTATATAATCCCAATCTTTAGGGTCTATTTCATGTCTATGCTTATCTATAAATTCATTTATTGATATTCTACTAATCCATAAAAATCCATCCATATCTTCTACATACTCCTCACCATTATCTATAGGAAATCCCTCTAGAGGATTAATAATATCAGTATATACTTGGTCATTGACTATATACCTATATGTATAGTATTCTTCTGTAGCCCACCAATAAAAGAATCCAAGCATACGCTTAAACTCAAAATTATTAATATCATTAAGTAAATTGATTCTCTTTTGTCCTCTTATAGCTCTATCATCAATATACTTTTTAATAAAATCATCTGCAAATGCTTTGAAATCTGGCATTTGAGGCTGTTGTTTCTGCTGTTGTGCTTGCTGTTGAGTTTGCTTAATCAGAGCTATAAATGCTTCCTGCAGCTTAGGAAATATAGTTTCTTGAAGTTTCTTATCTCTTAATAAAATTGCATCTCCATTATTAACTTTAACATGAAAAGTATATGGTAGTTGCATATATTCTCCTATACTATTTTCTTTAATAGGAGTTATAAAATCAACATCTCTTATCTTACCAGGAAGATAATCAGCTATATCTCCTATACCATCCCTTTTCTTTAAAGGACTAACTACATATTCAAATGTCTTAGCATCTATAATACCATTTGCAGCTTCTATATTTCTTGCTGTAAGTTCTTTATCATTAATAGCTATTGCTTTATTAATAATGAAATCACACATAGGTTTATACCATTCTTGCTTTTGTTTATCAGCAGATGGAACTCTATGTTTAGGTTCGTATGTAAACATATATCTTAGTTTTTATATTGATTATAACCATATAAACCAAGAGACTTTATTGTGGTCATTCCAGCAGTCTTAATCTTAGCTTTAATATTTTTAGTCTTATAAGCCATTCTTTGATACATAGCAACTTCTAATGATTTAACTCTATCATAGTTACCTTGTGAACTAAACTTTTGTATTTCTAATAAAGTAGGTACATCATATATATAATGAAATATATATCTTATTTTACCAGTTTTATCATCTACTCCAACAGGACTATATAGCCAATCTTTTAAATAAAGTGCTCCATTATCTGACATCTCTTTTCCACTAATATCTATACCATAATCAGCATTCATATTCTCTTTAAGTTTTTCTGTTATAATACTCATAGGATTTCTGTATAACCATTTTAGCATACCCCATCTTCTAAAATTAGCTACAGTAACACCTCTATTAGTTTCAACTAACATCTTAGCATTATATCTTTCGCACAACAATAATGCAATTCTATCTACATCATCCATCTGTTCAGTCCTACCAACATAACTTGCACATATTATATCACCTGGACTATTAGATATATTATTAGGATACATTATAACATATATTGAATTAAGAGAGTTCTTAGTAGTAACTTCCTTAATTTTCTTATCTATTCCAACAGGGTCATAGCATACATAATATAAATCATTAGGTATTCTATCACCTTCTTCACTTAATGTATATGGAGGAAAAAACTCTCTAATACATCCATGTATATCATCCCCTTTTCTAAAAGGTACATTTTCAATAAATTGATGTATTTTAGTTCCATCTAATTTAAGAACCTCATTAGTTTTAAATAATATAATTCCTTTATCATCTTTAACTAACATACCATCTCTATACCATTTGAAATCAGGATTGTTTCTTATATTATTTATATGAGTATTTAAATCAGGACTAGTAAATAGATTCTCAATACCTGTACTAAATGATTCAGAAGGATAATTAGCATTCATGGCACAATGAATAGCATAGGAATCTTCTGTTGTATCAGCTAATCTCTTAGCTTCTCTTTCAGCATCAGATATTCTTATTGCTACTTCATAATTGCTATTACCATCTTTATCCATAGCAAAGTTACCAAACTCATCTACACCTTCCAATGAAGTCCAATAAGGTTTAAAGAATCCACATACTTTATGCCTACTATCTTTATCCCATACATTTTCAAAAGGCATAAATTTATATAGTTCAGGGTTATAAAATAATTTTTCAAATTGAATCCAATTACCTTCTCTAGAACCACCAGTTCCAAATCCAGTTATAGTTCCTGTTTTATATGAACCTGCTCTTGTAGTAGGTTCAGATATATCTAATGTCTTCTCTAAATTAGGAAAGTTACTTAACTCTTCTAACTTTATATCTCTACAGTCTTTACCCATTGTAACATCTGGATTATCTTTAGCACTCACTGCTAATATCATACTGAGATAACCTGCTTCTGTACCATCTGCTTCTTTAAATCCTACTTCTAATTCATCTACTGTTTTCTTTAATAATCCTCTAGGACTACCATCTTTATTAAATCCTCCTCTAATAAAAGGAGTATGTTTCTCATAAAAATTCAATTGATTTTGAGCCATCTTAGATATTGCTCTACCTGTAGTAACATATTCACTAAGATATGCAGCATGAACTATAATTGTATTAGGTTCTAAATTAATTGTATCAGCACTATCAATACCTTCCATATAACTAAATCCACCTCGTCTAGACTTACCAACAATCATATTATAACCATTATTCCTAGCAAATTCTTTAGATTGATAATACCAATATTGACTACCAAAGAATCTAGGAAAGCTCTCACTTTTATCAGCAGTAGATACTTTAGTATTTATACTATCCTCATCTATACTTATTATTCTACCATAATTTAAAAAGTTATAATGTTTACCTGTTATATGTAAATTCTCAATCTTACCATTTTTTAATTTACAAGGCATAGTTAATCCAAATCTCCTTCTATATTCTTCTCTTTCTCTAAATCTATTCCACTCAGGACTATCAACTTCAAAATGAGTATATCTACCATATTTATCATAAAATCTAGCAACTTCTGTAAATAATTGAGTATTGATAAAATCAAAATCCATATTAAATAAAAATCCACCACTATCACCTAGTAAGAAATTATTATCTAAATCTATAAAACCAGCTTGTGAACTAGTTTTATAACTAGATTTATCTTCTCTAATATATTCTATGAAACTATCATTATTCATTTAATAATAACACTACTTTAAACTATTTATTGAATTGCTTATCAGTTTCTTTGCCAATCTTTTCAGCTAATCGCTTCCAATATGATTTTCTATCTACCATTCAACTAATAAATTGGTTACTACTCAGTATATTTTTTAACTAATAAATTTATATCTTTTAAAAGTTTCTTATAGTTTGCTTTTCTAAACTTATATCCATAGAGTATAACACTTATAAAGTTATCTCTTTCTTTATCAGGCTCAACAATATTACCTGATATTTCTAATTTACTTTTCATATTAAATTATTTAAATTAACATTATTTATCAAAATATTTATCTGTTATAATATCTGCTTCTTTTTCCATAAGTTTAAATTCCTGTTGTGTTTTTGCAGGTAATGATATTATAAAATAATTATACAAATCTTTTTTAAAATCCTGTATGTATTTATTTTGTAAATCATAATGAATTTGTAAAGTTAATGATTCTATGTTAGATAATCTTGAAAGATAAATAGAATCCATATAACTCCAGCACCAACTATAAAATTGATGCTTAAAAATTGAGTTAAGTTGTGAAACATCATATTGACTTTGCTTTACTTGGGTTTCAAATTGTAAAATTTCAAAATTTATTTCCTTAATACTTTCATCTATTTCTTTATTAGTTTTATAATAATCATAAGAAAGACTATTGAAATTATGCTGTAATTTGTTAAATTTCTTTTGTGAAACACAAGCAAACAAAAATGGAACGAGCAATAAAAACACTACTTTTTTCATACTGTATTATTTAACTTTATAAATTATTCTGTAACTAAATCATTGTTTATATTTACTAGATATCATACTTCCTATTATCTTTCCACCACCCCAAGCTAATTTAATTTTCTCTTCTTCTTTTTTTAATAGAACTTCATAGTTCTTATGTGTTTCTATTTGTTTAGGTATTTCTTTTGATATACCCATTAACTTCTCTTGATTTCCTATTATTTGACTTGTAAGTTCATCTATTCTTTTTATATCTTCTGGATGTTCTGCTTTAACCTTTTTAGTTTGCTCAATAAGATATATTATAAGTTCATTTATTATCTGTAATGTAGCATAAGAACTATTAAACGATTTAAGTATTTCATTGTTTAGTTTAATTATTATATTCTCTTGCTCAAGTCTATATCTATCTATTGCAAGTTCTACATCTTTATTTATAATATATCCATTAGGTAATTGTGCTGTATTAACTGCATAGTTATAAGCATCATCACCATTTAATCCATTCCTATTACAATAACTCTTATAGTCTGCTATCTGATAAATATAATTAAATTCCTTAAAAGCTAATTCTTTTTTACTACTACTATCTTTATCTAATATCCTTTTGAACTCTGGAATTAATAAAATTTCAGGAGTACTTAACTCAAGTTTATTATCATTGAATATAAATATACTAGTCATTATATACTATGGTCTAAATAAATAAATGAATGACTAATAATAGGTTCAACTATAGGATTAGTATTAAAAGTTTCACTAGGAATTAAGGATATAAGTATAGTTTCTTTTTTTCCATACTTTCCTTCTTTCTTTAATTGTTCTACATATTTAGCATGTTTAGCCCAATCTTCTTCAGTCCACCATTCACTTTCCATATCTCCAACACTACCTAAAGTAATATCAACACTATAAGTTTTAAGTTTATTATCTTTCATATACATCTTATTTAAATTATATTTAAAATTAAAAAAGGGGACTATGATTAGTCCCCACGCAGACACAGACAAATAATTACGGAGCAGTTATAATATTAGTATCTTTAACTTCAGCAGTAGTTAAAGTTGTATTATCAATTATAGTTATATTATTACCAAGTAACTCTGTTAAATCAAGAGACACAATAGATTTACTAAATAATCCATCTAATATCTTTCCTAGAAATGTTGCATCAAATCCAACACCTATATTTATTATTAGATGTTTATCTGAATTAACAGATATACTTTTAAGTATTAAATTCTTACTTTTCAATTCCTCTATAAATAAAACTACATCTCCTATAAGATGTACTACTTCATTTATAATAACTCCATCTTTAGTTAAAATAACTTTCATATTATTATAATTATTAATTTATTAATTTATAACGTTACTATATTAGACCAATGGAATCTATAAGAAGCAGTATTTGATATAATAGGTTTTACTAGTTTTTCCATATAGCTTAGTACTTTCATATTAATCTCTTCTATACTATCAGTATTAGGAACTTCTGCTAAGAAATAATAAATTTGTGCTAATATTACACCATTTACTTCCCACCAATAACTAACTAATATATTCTTCATATTCATTATTAATTCATTGTACTTCTCATATTATCATAAACATCACCATTTATTCTAACATGATTAATTGTTACAAGTATATCTTCTTCTTTTAAAGGACAATCTCTTCTAAAGCCTTCTACTAATCTAATAGGTAGATGTAATAATTTACATTCTAAATCATGTTCTAAAGGACATTCAATACAACCTACTGAATTATATAATATTCTCATATTTTTTTTGGATTAGGATAACCATCTAAATATAATAATTTAAGGAGTATTCTTAACTCATCTTTAGTTTCTATATAACCACTAAAAACTTGACTAATTACATTTCCTCTATCATAAAATATTTGAATACTATTTACATCACCTTCCATTATTTCTGCTTCATAATATAATTCTATAAATCGATTTCCTTTGTATGAATCAAATATATTTGGGTTATCCCATGATTGATTAAAACCAGATTCTATTATATTACTTATTGTTATCATATCATCATTATAATTTGATTATTCTTAATATTACTTTCTTTATAATGTTCAAACATATTCTGAACATCCTCTTTAAGATATTTTATAGATAAAAACTCAATCTTTTCTTTACCTATTAATTCAGGCATTGTATTTACTATATAATCATTTTCATCATATAGTTCATGTCTTATATGACACAATATATTAGAAGCACATTTAAGACCAAAGCCTTCAATTAAATAATTATATATACTTAATTGTAGTGTGTATTTATTTTTAGTACTAGCAGTTAAATGACATAATGGATAACTAAAATATTTATGTGTTTCTATAAAATTATCAGTTACATTTCCATACTCATCTTTCTCATAATACCCACTTAATTCAGATATATTATCTCTATTAGTTTTCCAATCTAATATAATAAATGAATTGCCTTTAACTAATAATATATCTATTAATCCACTAATTAAATAATCAGAATTAAAAGCACCTATTTCAGAATATATTTTATATCCTTCATTAGTATAATATTCTAATAGTATATAAATTTGAGGATATTTATCTTTAATACCTGTTTTAACAAAATATTCTAATTCTATCTTTCCAAAAGTATCATTTTCAAGTATATCAGGTATAGTATATATTCTATCATTAATATAATTACCTTCAACTCTTTTATAACCATTAGAATTTTTAACTGTATGTTCTAAGAAGTCATGTCTATCATTACCTCTGGCACATGCTATAATTCTTGCTGCATCCCATTCTTCTATTAATTGTTTAGCTGTCTTACCTATATATTTAGGATTACCCATTCTACCTGCTTTCTCACAATTTTTAGCAACTTCTTTACTATCAAATTTATCATAATAATTAGCTACTAATGTAGTACAGGATATATACGGATTACCAAGATTATCTGTATATTTATGGTTCTTCTCATCGAAATATATAATCTTATTTTTATTCATATTATATATCAGTTGGTAAATATAATTCTACCATATAAGGTATTTCTAATTGTTTATTATCTATTTTACCTACAATTCTATTATTACTATTACAATCAAGATTATCAACAACTTCACTATATTTAACCCAATCAACATTTAATTGACTAGCCATCTTTTTTTCTATAAATGTAGCAAATTGATGTTCTTGATAATAAGGTGCTTTAGGGTCATTACCTGGTTCATCATCATTATCTTCTTCTCTATTCTCTTCAAAATCTATATCAAATTTACTAATATCCTCTTCTTTAATACCTCTATCTGCACATAAATTTAATTCTACTAATTCATGTAAAGCTATTAATAAATTATATTTATCATTACCTGTATCAGCTACTTCTATAATTTGTTTACCATTCTCTATAAAATAATCACCTGGAGTAATATATCTCATAGTATTAGGTTTTATAATTCTAATTATTGTGTCCATTATATTACCATTTATTTATTAGACAGTGTTCATTTTGTACTCTTATTTTACTATTAATAGGGCATTTGCATAAAGCACAATATTGTAATAAACCATTTCCTATTTTAATTAATACTTTAACATTAGGACACTTATTACATTGTTTACTTCTTTCTATAACCCATTCTTCATTGTCTTTTAAATTAAATACATTATCTATTGTACCTTCAATTATATTGATTACTTTTTTACAATTCTGGCAGGGCATATAATAATGTAATATATTTACAATGCTAATTAAAAAAGAGTAATAGTATTTAGTAATTTGATAAATTTGATTCCAAATTTAGTAGTTCCAGAGATTTCCTTTGATTTCTTTGCTTCTTTAATTGCATTGGGAAGTCCCTTAATCCCTACTACTGTCTGTTTGATAACTACATTTTCCATTTTATTTCATTTATTAGATTAAACAATATGCAAATGTACTATCTTTTTTCTTAGTTTCAACATCTAATCTATCACAGTTACTAACAGATTTATTAACATTATGCAGTTATATAATTTTTAGTAGTTCTAATTCTATCAAGTTCTAATAGTAAATAGATTATGCACTCTTGAAACTTAGTTATAATATAATTATAATGAGGTTTTAAGCCAACTATACTAAACTTTATATCATAAGTGAACTTCAATAAAGCACATATTCTCTCAATATTATTATATCCTTTAAACAATTTAACATCAATATAATGTATAACAGGTAATCCTATTCCAATTGTTTCACTCATTTCTAACTCACTATATCTATCCTCATCTTTCATTATATCTTCTTTACTACATAAATCCTGATTAATAATATTATTATAATCTAAACCACTAATAGTATCTAACTTTAATATTTCTCTAATTAATAATATACCTTGCCTATAATCTGTTATTTCTTTACTAAAAGTAATTACATTATTAATTTTAAATTGTTCCTCTACTTCATCATATTCAACCATATTTTTAGATACAGTTCTTACTTTATTACTAAGTTCATATAAATAATAGAGTTGCTTTCTTAAAGTAACTATGGTATTATAATAACTATCTTGTTCTCCTTTATGAATCTTATGTCCTAATTCATCATTAGTATATTCTTCTATCTTATTGTCTACTTCTTCATTCATTTGATTTATTTTTAAGTGTCTGTTTGAATAGATTTATAGCTACTAAATCTTTATCTATATGATTAGCCTTTGATTCATTTACTTTTCTATCATACATAGCATGCCTAATAGTCTGATAATCTGCACCAGATTTAGACATAGCTCTAGCATCTTCTATATTCTTGCTATGCCTAAATGTACCAAAATGAATCATATGCACATCTTCAAGAGTATCTATACCTTCTTTAATAATCTTATCTTGACTAATAAAGATGTCTAACAAAGTTCTAATTTTATCTTCTTTATTTAAAGAATTAAAATTAGATAACCATTGTTTATCTTCATCAGTCTTAATATTTATTATATTAGGATTATTAATAAATTTAGTAGCTATATTATTTCTATATTCTTTACTCATTATTATTTCTCAAGAATAATTTTAGGTTTAGCTACTACTAAATTACTAGGTGCTGCATTAGATTTAGATATATATATTGGAGTAGCTTCTCCAATATATCCATAAACTATATTATAATTAGGTGTTAATATATAAGCTATAATTTCTACACTTTCACCTTTTTTAATAAGTACTTCTCTATCTTCTCTAGGTAATTCATTATAATAATCTCTAAGTTTTTCTATTTGTCTTTCATTACCTTCAACACTTATAGACCTAGCTAAATTAGTATCGTTTATTTCAACAAATACTCCTAAATGAATATCTCTAGTATCAGGCCCATATCCTACTACTTCAAATGTACTTTGTTTAAATCCACCTGGATTACCACTTTTATTACTCATTAATATTCCAGTAATTGTTCCTACTGTTTTGACTTTAAGCAATACATTATCCATTATAGGAACTGTATTAACTAATGATATAGGTTTACGTCTACCTTTATCTTCTACTTCTTTTACTATTTCTATGGTATTACTATACCATTTACTTTTAACTTCTTCACTCATAATTTGTGTTATTAAGTTATTAATTATTAATTATCTGTTTTATATATTTCATTAATCTACTCACTATTATATAAATACCTACAATTATAGTTCTAGCTATAAGGATAGCTCCAACTATTGTACATACTATTAAAGTAAATAAACTAGTTATCATATAATCATTCTTGCATCAAAACCAATTCTATTACCACATATAGTGGTTCTTGTAAAATCACTTGCAAAACTAGTTGCAAATGGGCTATATACATTATTATACATATATTTAATTATTAAATTTCCTATTTATTTTTTAGTACTACATCTAGTAGATAGCTTATTTCCTATTTATTTTTTAGTACTATATCTACTACATAATCTAAAAAGGTCTTAATTACCTATAATAAGTCCTCCTTTTTCTTCTATTTATAAAATTTTCATTTATATAAAAATTCATTTATTTTAAAAAATTTAATTTATATTTTTAAATTTTTATTTTTTAAAATTTACCATCTTTAACCAATCACCGCCTCAAAGGTATTATAATTTTAAATACGCCCGACATTGAATTTTAAAAGTTATTAACAAAGTTATTAACATAAGACATCTCGCATAGGTATATACCTATCTAGCATAGATGGTGTTGAACATAGCAGACCAAAATATAGACCTACTATAGATACTACTATAAAATAAAGACTATCTACTAGATGTCCTATTATAAAAATAATACTTTATATTATAAGAAATATAATTAAATAAATATAAAGAAATAGTTTTAGAAATATAAGCTCATCTAACATAAATAGTATTGGAATTATAATAGATAAATTAATAGACTTTATAAAAATTATAATAATGTTAGAGTTAAATTTTGTAAGTCTACTAACTAAATAGGAATTGTAAACTATATAATTTATAAATGTAATAAGATAAATCTAATAGATAATTTCAAAAATGTATATGGCAATAATATTATTATTGTAATTCATAATTATAAATAGATAAGTAAATATAAGCAATAGAAGATAACTATATAGACTTTGTAGTTTCCCCCTTTGGAGGAAAAAATGATAGATTTTTAAAGTGATAAAAAAATTATAATAGATATTCTATAAATAGAATAACTTAAATAGATTTTGATAATAGTAAGTGTATTAAAGTAATGTAGATTGTATTATAGTTGATGTGAACCACCTACTTATAGCACCCTCTACTTGAATTTAGCAACCTTCTATCCCCATATCTTTGATTTTTTATAAAGATTTTATCATAGTAGTGTTGCTAATGAATTTGATAGTTCAGCTATTAGTACTGTTAACAGTACTGTTAAGCCTCTATTTGATTTTAGTATTAACATTTTAAATCATACTCAGATGAAGAACGCAGTTAATTTTAAAGTAAGTTACTCTATTAAACGTAATGGAGTATTGGAGTGCCACAATAAGACCTTTAGTGATATAGTATCTGCTATGGAAACAGTTGACAAATTGGTTCGTACAGCAGCTAATTATATATCTATCAAAGCTGAATAATCTTCTAACGTTTGTAGGTGTTCGTATAAACCTTCATGTTGACTTTAAAAATGGTAATCAGTTTTTTTAATTTAATACTTTATATATGAAAGAGTTTAATAATGTCATTTATGTTCTTGTGGAATGGCCTGAGGTACAAGAGTTAATGACTTTAAATTGGTTTAAAAAAGAGGCTAAATTATCAGATAATAGTTCCTATTTCATACCTATTAAAAGGTATAAAGAACTAAATAAAAACTAACCTTTAGTATAAAGGTTTGATAGAATACATTGTGTTTAAGGAATACAGCTACCTTCGTAATACATGTTAAGCTTAATCAATGTTCTCAATGTATATTTTTATAATATAGGTTCTACATTAGGTCATACAAGACCTGTAAATGATGCTCCTACAATAGCTAATATAGCTAAAATATATCTTATATATAGTGCTATATATACAATGCTCATAAGTATATTTATAATAATGTATAGTAACAAGCGAAAGAACTTCATTGTCTATATAAATATATTTATAATCCTATTAATAATAAGCTACAATAGTGTAAGTCATATTAATAGGATTTTTACAATGTATATATAGTACTATATAAATGTAATTTAACAATTTAATTATAAATAATTTAATACTTATTATTATGTTACCAGTGTTAATTAAAAATCATAGTACTCAGTTAATTACAGATGATTGGAATGTAGTAAATCATCTACTAATAGCAATCAAGCTATTAAAAGAACAATTTAATAGCTATGAAGAATATGTAGAAGAATGTAATCAATATAGCATAATACATTATAATAAAGAAGTTTATAATGATTATGTTTATAAATTTTATCATCAGATTCATTAATTTAAAAGAGTATATCAGTGGCGGCAATTCTATGACTGTTATATTCACAACCTTAGTTATGCAGGTTATTTTAGCAAATATTATCATGTTAATAGGGATATTAACAATAGTATTTATTTCTTATTTATTATTAATTATTTAATATTTATATTATGGCGAATGATGAAATAAGTCTTTCTTTTACAGAAAAGAAAGCAAGAGATAATAAACTTATCTTAGCAAAAGGGTTTAAAGTACCCATAAGTGGTGTGCTTGAATGCACGATTGAGAGTATAAAATGCTTAGGCGGAGCTACCAAAAATGGTGACTGGTACGCATCGTTAGAAGCAACAAGCAGGCGTAATACCTATCGCTTTCTAATAAAAGAAAAGAAAGCAACTCAATTAATCACTGCATATACAGGTGCACATAAAGGAGAATCTGAATCTTTAGCTGATTTTGCAACAAGATGTGAATCAAAGCTATCAGGTAAAGCTGTAAAGATTACTTATGAAGAAACCATTGAAGGTGTAACTGGATATATTCAGGATGGTTCTCCTGAACCAGTACTTCATACTTACACAGGTAAAAGATTCGTTGATTCATCTACATTGAGTTATGATACATATCATGCTAACATAGTAGATGAAATCGCAGACGTTAATCCAGCAAAAGCCAAAGTGATGGCTGACTATTACAAAAGTATTGACATTGCCAGAATGCAAATGTCAACACAGGAATAACATTCATATAAGAGTTCATAGAGCATAACCTATGAACTCTTTTTTAATAACTCTAACTCAAAAAGAAGATAAAAGAATACATAGTATAGTTAATAGTGTAGTATATAGTGCTTTATTTACAGAGCCTGCAAGTACTATTGTTTCTTATATAAATACTAATTTCTTATATAATAGAGTTATGTACGGTAGTACATTAACTCATTTTCGATAACTTAAACTAAATATAATGAATATACCTATTATAATATTTAATATAATAATGATTATAATTAATATAGTATTACTAATAGTAATATTTAACGTTACAGTAATTAAAATAGTTAGAAGTATAGTAATTATATTATCTATAATTGCTATATCTTGCTTTATAACATCTTTAATTATAGAAATTTTAAAATATTTTAAATAATAATATGATGTACAGTGAAGATGGTAGTACTCTAACTGATATTCAAATCAGAAGAGCTAAACATTTATTTAAATCTACTAAGATTAATGTTAAATTTGATTTAGTAGATTGTAATGGTAATTATTGGAAGCATAATAGCAATTATGTTACAAATGTAGCATATGCTATAGCTAAATCTATTAAGAATATGTATCCTCATACATATCTTAAAATCATACAACACAAATGAATAAAATAATAAAAGTAGATTGGCATGGTTATAGAAATAATAATACTATAATTGCAATAACTGAATTTATATTACTATTAGTATTAGAATTAGTAATATTAATAGCAATATTCAAATACTAAAAATGTAGTTTCTATTCAATGTATTACTAAGTCATATCGTAAATCCAAATCTTTGGTAGTAACTGTAATACTACTACCATTAATCGAGTTAAGGTAATTGGACTATATTGTATTAACGATAATAAGGGTTAAAGAGTAGTTATGACCCCTGTTGTGATTTGCTTTTAGATTGTATTTTTGCATAAATAACACAGGTTTTCTTTTCTTTTAATAATTGAATACCTTATTTTTATAATTTATAAATTTAATAATATATAAAATGAAAAGACCAAAAAGAATAATAAAATTAAGTCTTAAAAATTTAATTAATCGCAAGATTAAATATAAAGACTATAATGAAGAGATTATAAGTATTATTATTAAATTAGATGAGCCAAATGAATTTAATGGTATAATAACAAAAGAAAGTTTTATTTACAATATATGTAATATTGATAGCAATACTAATAAAGTAGCCTGGATTAATATAGGTATAACTAATGTAGAGATTATGGTTAATAGACATTATTATCCAATAGAACAAATAGTATTCACTAAATAACTTAATCAAATGGAGAAAATGACCAATAAGCAATTTATAGAAAGTAATGCCTATTTAGGCTTACAAACTGTTATTCAAACAGAGATTAATAATGGTACATTCTATATTACAGCTACATTACCTAGATTACCTTTTGTACCAAAATCTGATTCTTTTGAAAGATTTAAAAAATCTAAGCAAGAGAGATTAGAAACTAATAAACTTAAATTAAACCATAAGAATAAACTCCGTAGGGCAGGATATAATCCTGCTAAACAAATGAATATTCCAGGTGAATTAATAACTTAAATTAATAAAATTATGTGTTTTATAATAGACTCAAAGTATCCCAATGCTTTAAGAAGTAAAAGGAATATAACTTGCTATAAGACATTATTCGTAACTTCAGACAAGACATATAGAACTGCTATACAAGGAACTAAAATTTCAAAAGATAATATATTAATTGCTAAAACTGCTCCTTTTGATATTACTCCTAATATTCCAATAGCGAATCTAATAAGTAATAATAATAGAGACATTTATTATGGTATTCATTCTTACAAAAATGTTCAATCTATTGATACAACTTTTGCTTATAGTTATATTGCTAAATGTATAATACCTAAAGGAACTGAATATTTTAAAAATAAGACTGAATATGTATCTTTAAAAGTTAAACTTATAGTTATAGTTAGTAAAGAAGATATTAAGAAATTTAATAAGAAATAATAAAAAAAGAATAACACTTAAAATCATATAGAACAACATAAGGCTACTACACAATTAATAGATTAATTTAAAAGTGGAAAAACTACTCTACAAGAGAGTAAAAGACAAGTTTATAGTTATAAATATTTTAAAGTCTTATAGTAGTAGCCTTTATTTAATAAATAATAATACTAATAATCAATAAAATATGACAACTTTAATAATAGGTACAATAATATTTATATTAGGTATGGTTGTATTATTTAGTTCTCTACTATTTGATTCAGAAGATAACCTAGACATTGAATTAATGAAAATAGGAATTTTTCTTGGAATAATAGGAACAGTAATAGTAACTTATGCTATGTTATTTATAATTCAAAATTAATGGAATATAAAATAATAATAAAAGAACAATTACTTAATACTAAAGTATTAGGAGGTATTGGAAAAGATATTACAAATAATACCTTTACTCCAATAACAACTGAGAATTACAATAATTCTAATATTATAGCATGTAAATATTATGCTATAGTAGATAATACTGAATTAGAAGTACGATATAAATTCTATTGTACTCTAAATAATATATTATTAAATCATGGTAATTTTGATTGTATTATGTTAAAAGGTAGAGTTAGAGATGTTAAAGATATTGCCAGAAAAGGTGATACTGTAATATTTAGTGCTATATCATTACATGATTTAAATATATATATTAAGAATCTTGCAAAAGGAAAGAAAGTACTCACAGGTACTGTAATCAAAACTCACGATAATTATATTACAGTTGAAACTGACAATAATATAGTTATTACAAGACGTGAATGTATAATGCTATCAAATAGAGATGATACCTTTAAATGTTTTGTGTTAGACTAAAAAGAGGGAGGAACATCATACATTTCCTCCAAAGGGGGATTTCTTAATTTCCCAAATTATACAATTATTAACAATTAAACTAATAATAAAATGAATAGAAAAGAAAGAGAAGAATATTTAACAAGTATTTCAAATAAACTAAGTAGTATAGATAGCTATCTAAAAACTATAGTTAGATTTAGTAGGCAAGAATATTATGCTATAAAAAATACTAATAGTGTTAAAAATGATAAATGTAAATCAAATAATACTGTTAGGCATTTTGACCTTATAGATGCTAAACATATGTTAAATATGTCAAATTGGAGGCATAATAATAGTTCATATCAATTTGATAATGAATATAGTTATATAATGAATCATATACTAGATAGTGAAAGGCTTGGTCATAAATCTGTTTATATACCTCATCTTAGTTATGGACTTCATATAAAGGATATAGCAACTGTATTTAGAAAACTAGGATATTTTGTAATTATAGAAAGTATGTATATATTAATATCATGGGAATATGCTAATGATGTTAATGATACCATTAAATAATCATATAGATAGGATAGAGATTTAATAGATAAATCTACTGGTGTAGAAAGAGCTATTACTATCCTATCTTTTATTAACTTTTAAATACAATAATATGTTTAAAAAGATATTAGATAAAATAAATCTATTACACAAAATAGTAGGTAAAGATAAGCTTATAATAGGTACTATATATTATAATCACTTATATGATAAAGATGATAACTCGCACAATCATAAATATAGAGTTAAATATAATGCTAAATATTATATTCTTAATCATAATTGTGAAGATATAACTGATTGTGAAACATTATATTCATTACCTTGTAATGATAGATATGATGCTGGTCATAAATCAATACTACCTAGAAATCACTATAATAATATAAGTGATGAACATAAATCAATACTTTCAGAATGTTGGGGTAAATATAAAGAAGGTGATAAAGTGAAAGGTATAATTAAAAATAATATGTTTGAAATTATAAATGATAAAATATGAATAAAAAATGTTTAAATTTAATAAAAATATTACTAAATCTAACATTAGGTTTTAGAGTAGAGTATAGTAGCAATATAGAAATAATAATATGTCCTATCATATCTACTAATATAATAAATAAGATAATAAAATATGCTATAACACACAAGTTAGAATGGAATATATATAAAACTAGTGATATACACATAATTATAGCTCCAACTATTAAATCTACTATATCTGATGATACCAAATAAAGATTGTATGTATTGTTCTGAAATAGAAGAATCATGTAAAAAATGTCATAAATATATAAGAACTGATAGAGAGCTAATGATGAAAGAATGCCCAATATTAACATATCCTTTAGATTCAATATTTCCTAACACAGACGATAGACCATATTGGACATGGAATAAAAGACCTAATGAAATAGATGAAGTAGAAATTATAATAGAATGTTAGATTTAATAAAATATACAAAATTGATTAAGAATTTCATTAATTGGTATAAGAAAAAAGAATATAGTATATCAATTAGTAATTTTTTAAATCTTAAATTTGAATTTCAAATTGGAGTAATATTAGAATATCTTTCTGAACAGCATGATATAGGTATTCATTGGGATAATTATAGTTATCTATTATATTCATTAGGAGAAAATAGAAGTATTAAATTATTATCTAAAGATGGATATTTACAAAGAATCTCTTTAGAAGATAAAGTAGATTTAAAAGTAAACTGTAAAGATGCTATAGATTGGATATTTAATAAATTAAATGAGAATTTAGAATGATAGTAATTGTTGATTAAAATGGATAATTTAAGTAGTAAAGTAATACGAGATGAAGGATTAACAAAAGACCAAGAAGAGGGAATGAGTAGATTATTAAACTTTGTTAATGGTTCTAAAACAACTTATACTTTATGTGGTTATGCAGGAACAGGTAAGACTTTTTTATTAAACTATTTTCTAAATAGTTATAATAGAAGTGTAGTAGTTACTGCACCAACACATAAAGCTGTAAGAATGATAGAGCAGTTAACAGGTAGAAGAGGTAAAACATTACATTCTCTTCTTGGTCTGAGACCAAATTTAAATCTTGAAAACTTCAATATTAATAATGTTAAATTTGATTTATTAGGAAGTCCTCAAATAAGTCATTATAATTTAGTAATTATTGATGAGTGTTCACAGATTAATAGTGGTTTAAAGATGATGATAGAACAAATAGCTGCAAATGTACAAAATGGAATTAAAATACTTTATATAGGAGATATTTGTCAATTACCTCCTATAGGTGAAAGAGTTAGTGAAACATTCAAAATTAAAGATAAATTTGAATTAACTGAAATTGTTAGACAAGAAGAAGGTAATCCATTAGTAAAAGTTTTAGCTATATTACGAGATGATATAATAAATAATAAAGATAATTTTATAAAATACATTGGGGCACATAAAGAAGAAGTAACAGAAAAGGGAGGTTATATACTACTTAATAGAGATGCTTTTAAATTAAAATTAATTGAATATTTTACAGATAAAGCATTTGAAAACAATATAAATTATGCGAGATATACAGGAAGAACTAATGAAAATATAAGGGAATGGAATAAATTTATACGTGATAAAACAATAAAAGATGCAACTACAGGAATGGTTTGTATAGATGATTTATTTACTGGTTATAAAACAATTGTTGATGAATTTATATCTCCAATTATAATTAATAGTGAAGATTATATTGTAAATCAAATTGAAGAGAGAATATCTCAAGATGGTTTTAAAGGATATAATTTAGTATTAACTGATGTATTTACAGGCATGCTAACGCCTACAATAACATTAGTTGACCATACTCATCCAACATTTATTAATTATATTAGAAAAGTAAGTAATTTACATGATTTAGCTATAAATTCCTCTAAAATGGAAAGAGGTAGAAGATGGAAAGAATATTATGAATTTAAAAATAGATTTCTTATATTACATGAGTTCCCCATTAGAAAGAATGGAATTGAACAAGCTAAGATAACCAGAGATTTAGATTATGGCTATGGATTAACAACTTATAAAATACAAGGTAGCACCTATGATAATATATTTATTAATCTTGTAAACATGATACATTATAATTATGAAGGTAGAAAAGTCATAATCAAAGATAATAATTACTGTAATTATGCAGTTGAATTAAGAAATAAATCATTATATGTAGCTCTTAGTAGAGCAAAGAAATTAGCAATACTATATTTATAAATTTAAATAAAATGAACTTAAAAAATAAAGTAATTAATAATGAATCTAGTAAAAAGATACCTCTTAAATCTAAAGTTACTAATAAAGTTAGATGTCAAGGATTTGAATTAAATACCTGTAGTATAGATGAGATAAATAAAATCTTAGAAAAGTTTGATGGTATTTCTATAATAAATGTAGAATTAACTGATAGTAATATAGAAGATGGAATAATAATATTTTATAATACATAAGTTATGGCAAATAATGAACTAAAAAAAGCAGTAGTAAGTAATATAAGAGAACTTTTAAAGAATCTTAATAATGAACTATCTATTGCAAAAGATATTAGATTAGTACTATATATTGATAAAAAAGGTAATGAGAAAGTAATTATTGAAATAAAAGAAATAATAAATTATTAAATGATAATTAAGTGTAATAAATGCGACTTATGCCTTACTAGAAAGAATATAGTTAATGGTCATGGTAATATAGGAGCTGAACTTATGTTTATAGGTGAAGCACCAGGATATACAGAAGATAAATATGGTACTCCCTTTACTGGTAAGGCAGGTGCATTATTAACTAAATATTTAGAGCTGTTCAATTTTCATAGAATAACTAATATTTATATAACTAATATTATAAAATGTAGACCTCCTAGTAATAGGAAGCCTACAAATATTGAAATATCTAATTGCAGACCTTATTTAATAAATGAAATTAATACAGTTAATCCTAAAATAATAGTTTTATTAGGTAATACAGCTATTGAAACATTATTAGGAGTTACAGGTATTAGTAAAATAAGAGGCAAATGGATTCATACTAATAGTAGATGGATAATGCCTATGTTTCATCCAAGTTATTTATTAGATGATAGTAG